GACAAGCCCCCGTCACCGCCGAGCAGTTGACCGCTATGTGGGGTGGCCCCGTAACCAAAACGATCACTTGGGAGGACCAATGAGCAACCTTGAAACCCCGATCATCATCGAGCCGTTCCCGCTCGTCGACTACATCATCAAATACGAGTCCGGCGAACTAGACGACACCGAAACGATCCGCCTGTTCCAATACCTCGTCGACACCGGACAGGCATGGCACCTGCAAGGCCACTACGGTCGCACCGCCACGGCACTGATCGAAGCGGGACTCGTCACCGCGCCGAACGCCTAACAGCCCAAGCAACCCCGGTACACTGGCTCGAATGGAGGGCCAAGGTGCCGGGGTTCCGTCTGACCTGAGCCCGCTCGGAATGTGGGCGGCTCAGGCGCACGAGATGTACCTGTCTCTGCTTCAAGCCGGATTCACCGGACCCGAAGCCCTCACCATCCTCGTCGGGATGACCCGACAGGCCGACACGGACTGAGTGGGAGACGCATGGCACCCCGAGTAGATATGCAAGAACTCGGCACCACTGGCCTGAAGCGCACTAGCGGTTTCATCTACGACGAGTTCCTTGTCCGCCTTCAAGGCATCCAAGGCATCAAAACCTACCGCGAGATGTCGGACAACGATCCAGTCATCGGCGCGGTCCTGTACGCCATCGAGAAAGTCATCACCCGCCTCGAATGGCGCGTCGACCCATACAAGGATCAGTCACAAGACGGCGACCCGGACGACGCCGACGTGGAGACGGCAGCGTTCATTGAGAGTTGCCTGAACGACATGAGCGACTCGTGGGATTCGACCTTGTCGCAGATCCTCTCGATGATCATTTACGGCTGGTCATTTCACGAGATCGTGTACAAGAGGCGCGTCGGACCTGATCAGAAAGATCCCACGAAACGGTCGAAGTTCAGCGACGGGAAGATCGGCTGGCGCAAGTGGGCGATCCGTGGGCAGGAAACCCTGTACCTGTGGACGTTCGACGCCGACGGCGGTATTCAAGGGATGCAGCAAGTTGACCCGTACACGGGCCACGGGCGTATCGACATCCCCATCGAGAAGGCGCTGCTGTTCCGCACCACGGCAGCGAAGAACAACCCTGAAGGCCGCTCCCTGCTCCGTAACGCCTACCGCCCGTGGTGGTTCAAGCGCCGCATCGAGGAGATCGAAGCGATCGGTATCGAACGGGATCTCGCTGGCCTACCGATCGCTTACGTCCCGCCGGAGTATCTGAGTTCCTCCGCAACAGCCGAGCAGCAAGTCGTCCTCGCCGCGATCAAGGAAATCGTCACGTCGGTGAAGCGGAACGAGAACGAAGGCATCGTTTTCCCGCAGGTGTACGACGAATCCGGTAAGCCCCTGTTCGACCTGAAACTACTATCGAGCGGCGGCACTAGACAGTTCGATATTGACAAGACCATCACGCGCCTCGACCAACGAATCGCGATGAGTGTCCTGTCGGACTTCATTCTGCTCGGGCAGGACCGTGTCGGCTCGTTCGCGCTCGGCGCTACGAAGATGGACTTGTGGAGCATGTCGGTCGATTCGATCGCTAAGACGATCGCTGACACCGTGAATCAGCACGCCATCCCCCGCCTGCTGCGGTTGAACGGCATGGATTCCAATCGTCCCCCGACGCTGCAGTACAGCGAGGTCGCCCACATCGACTTGACGGAGATCAGCGACTTCATCTCGAAGATGGCTGCCGCCGGAGTGCTCGCACCCGACCCGACGCTGGAAGACCATTTGCGGGATCTCGCTGGCTTACCGCCCGCGAATCATGACGTGGACGAGACAGGCGTCGATACGATGTCACCGGAGGACATGCGGGCGTTGATGGCGTTGCCGCCGCAGCAGCGCATCGTCGCTGAGCGGACAGGTATCGTGCCTGATCAGCCCGCGTTCCCCGGCGGTAACCCACCGTTCGGTGGTTCCGCACCTGAGCAGTCCGGGGCAGACGAGCCGGAGGAGTAGACCGTGGCGCTGACTATCGGTGGGAAGCGTGTCACGGTTCCGGGTGGTGGTCCGCCCGCGACACCGTTGTCGCCGTTGGAGCGGCTGCTTGTCGACGGCTTGATCATTGTGAATCGTGAGATCGTGAACGCGATCAGCGCGGAATCGTTCGCTGACGCTATCCGTGACCTTGACCCTGACATGTTTGATCGCTTGTTGAATGAGGCGCTGCGTTGGGAGGATGTGCGGGAGATCCTCGATGATGCGCTCAGGGGTGTCGTGTTGGATGGTTCTTTGGCGCAGGCGCGGGAGATCATCAGTAAGAATCCGCGTATTCAACGGAGCCCGTTCGCTGACTTGCAGTACACGGGTAGGCAGTTGCCGAGCGGGATCATTCTTCCGAGCGACTTCGCGCCCCCGTCACCTGATGTCGAGTTCGTGATCTCCACCCCTGTTGAGCAGATGTTCAATTATGTGAGTGAAGCGTCGGTGAATTATTCGCGGGTGCGGTCGGGTCAGTTGATTCAAGCGATCGACGAGTCGACACGGGTGTCGATCCGGCAGTTGATTACGCAGGCGTTCACGGAGCCGCGTTCGGTTGATGACACGGCCCGCCTTATCCGCAGGATCGTTGGTTTGCATCCTCGCTGGGCTCGCGCTGTTGAGCGGTTCCATGACAAGAACGTGCAGGGGCTTATCCGTGATGGCATGTCGAGTTCTGAGGCGCAGCGGCGTGCGGATGAGATGACGGCGAAGTATCGGGATAAGTTGATTCGTCGTCGCGCTGAGATGATCGCTCGCACGGAGACGCAGCAGGCGTTGAACTTCGGTCGCCAAATGTCGTGGGTGGCGTCGGATCGTGCTGGGCTGGTGGACCCTCGGACGATGAAGGAGTGGCGTACAGCGCCGCTTGGGAGCCGTTATGGGCCTCCGTGTCCGACGTGCACGATGTTGCGGGGTACGCGGGTGGCGTGGAATGGGACTTTCGATAATGGGCAGCAGATGCCGCCTGCTCACCCGAATTGTCGTTGTACGGCGGTGTTGATTCCTCCGTCTCGTGGGTTGACTGGTTTGCCGTCTCAGGTGTCGACGGAGTCGTGGATCGCTGAGTTGGATGCGTTGGAGGCTGAGCAGATCCGTGAGTTGGAGGCGCAGCGGGTCCAAAAGCATCGACAGGGTAAACACGATCAGTCATCCCACGGCGCTTGGGCGAGGGGGAGTGGGGATCGTGCCGCGCAGATCGCTGACGCGGCTCGGACGGGGGCGCCGTCGGGGATCACGTTGGAGGATCTTGTTGCGATTCAGGAGAATCCTGCCGCGTTCGGGTTTGAGGCGAACGAGTTCACGGAGGCCGAGCGGCGACGACAAGGGTTGATGCCGAATGATGAAACGACTGTTGAAGGAATGAAGCGAGCAGTGGTCGAGGGGTACATGATTCGTGAGAAAAGAGAGTGGGAGCAGGAGGAGGCTGCCGCCAAACTGAGTGAAATATCGCAAGATCACCTCGTCGATTATTTCGAGACCGTTCGAGACAAAGGAACGATTTTCGTAGCAACCGAACCGAAACACGCTGTGAGTATCGTCAATAAGGGAGAGTTCGATACGGTGTTTGAGACGAACCGCTCGAACGGTGCAGTTGCCTATGATGCTCGACGCCGTGAGGAGTTCGCATCCCACGATCTTCACCCGAACCTTGATCCGAATCTGCGGCCCGTGTACGGCTACGTCGCTTTCAACAATCCTGTCATGTCAGGCGCCGCAGGATACGGGAATGTGCGATTCGAGTTGAAACCCGAAACAAAAGAACGCGCTTCGATGACTGATGGTGACTCACTCGGTTCCTACGCTACGCCTATTCCGATGTCAGGTGATCCGATCACACGGGAAGAAGCCGTGGGAGGGTCTATGGGATGGAGCAATCTTTCGTATCAAGGGCAAAGAACACCTGTTGGCGAAGAAACAATAATTCAGCGAGTTGATTCTGAGCAGGGAGCCGGACGCTACATTGAGGCGCAGGTAAAGGGCGGCGTAAAGATCGACGATGTCGCTCGTATTCACGTCGACGGGCCACACTGGGACGCGCCGGAGGCTTTCGGACGGTCAGATGACTATTACCCGTTCGATGTTGAGGCGTTAGCCGAGGCCGCTGAAGCACGCGGCATCGAGATCGTCTACCACGGATAAACTGAGGTTATGACTATGGAGATGCGACCCGCGCAACCCGGCGAAGCAATCGCCTTCCGAGCCGACGGCGCACGCCTGATCTACGACTACAACGAAAACGACCTCGACTGGGGTCACATCCTCATGCCCGACGGCAGCACAACGATGAAGAAGCCGCTCGTGTCGATCCTGTCTCATGGCGGCTGGACGTCTGAGCCTGTCAGCATTGAGCGGTAGATGAGCGTCGTCGAGAAGCATCAGAGCGGTAAGCACGATCAGTCCGCTCACGGGGCGTGGGCTAAGGGCGGCGCGATGCGTGCAGGATGGAGCCAACGCTCCAACGACGAGATTCTCGCGGAGTTTCAGGCGCGGTTCCGCAGCATGTACCCGAACGATCAAGAACACGCGGACAACATGGCTGAGGAGTTCGCTTCGTGGACGGCGAAATATGACGGCCCGAATAACACGTCGATAACGGTCGAACTTCACAGGTTGGGTGAGCAGCCTGATCCCGAAACGATGGACACGGTCATGTGGACTGTGGATCGGTTGCAGAAACAGAATCCTGTTCAGGATCTGGAAGTCATGTTCTCGTTTAGGCCGTTCCGTGACGAGGCGCAGTTCGTGCCCGCAGAGGCCGAGGGATTCGTTATCCGGGGTGAAAAGAAAATCAACCTGCAACCTGATTTGGCGCGAGACATTGGCATGTCGGCGGTGCGCGACGATGGGCATTTCATGCCTGCAGCGGCGAACGTGTCGAAGGTTGAGTATTACTTGACGCACGAGTACGGGCACGTTCGCGATACCCGAAACAGAGGTCAGGTGAATGATGACCGTTACCGTCTGGCCGACCTTGAAACAAGCGGCTACGGCGCAACTAACGAATACGAGAAATACGCTGAGGCATACACCGAGTGGTCACTGACAAACGGTGAAACAACAAACATCACCGCTCAAACATATGCCGATAAGTATTTTTGGGCAGAGAACTTGGAGAAGGCTATGGATGATGATGACGAGATGGAGCGGATCATCATCGTTGACACGTTCGACGCTGCCAACCCACCATCGGCGAGGCCGTACCCGAAAACACCCGAGGCTGCGACGATCAAAGTCGCCCCCGGGTTGAAGCCGATCCTGAAGCATCAGCGCGGCAAGCATGATCAAAAGTCACACGGTCGACGTGGCTCGTCGGAGCGTTCACCGTTCTATGACGAGTTAGAGGAGGAGCAGCGGGAGGCACTTGAATACTTGATGGGTGACCGTCCCTTCCCACCGGGTTACAGCCCCGAGGGTGTGCCGCCGCCGACGATCACGATAAGCGAATCACTCGGCAACAAAATCCGCTCAGCCCGCAAGAAGATTCGTGAATGGCGTGCCGATCGGGAGCGCCGCGCTTTGGCTCGGATGACACCCGATGAGTTGTCTGCGTTAGGTGCCGCTAACAGGGCTCGTGAAGCCCTACGGCAAGGGTTCACTCCTGCGATGGCTAAATCAGTTGATCCGGCGTTGCGGGTGTTGTATCGCGTGTTCAGTGACGTGGTGGAGCCGGAGGTGTGGTTCGCGCTCGTTCAGCATCAGAGCCCGTTAGAGGAGATTGACGGGCCGCTCGGGCGGCTGCTGGATGACATGTTGGGTGCCGTGTTGCCGGGGCCTGTGATGATCAAGTTGGCTCCGGGGTTGCGGCCTGTATTGAAGCATCAGTCCGGTAAACATGATCAGAAGTCGCATGGGACGTGGGCTCGTGGTCGTGCTGGTGAGTTCAGTGAGTGGGGGGATCGTGCTGCGAGGATTCGGGCTGCTCGGGATGTTGGGCCGGATTTGAGTCGTGTTGCTCGGGTGTTCCAGAGGTCTAAGGATTTTGAGTTGGATGAAGTTATCGAGGAGACGATTCTTGATAATTATGGGGAGGTAATTTCGGAGGTAGTGGAGGAACGTAAAGAACAGATTCGCTCAATGAGTCAAGAAGAAATAATGAGCGCTTATGGGAGTCCTGTAGAAAACTTTGTTTCCGCGAGCGTCGCAAACGGTAAATCACGTTCGGAGGCTATTGAGAAGTTCCGTGAAATGCAAATAGCGGATGTGCGACGACAGGTAGAGGAGCAATGGGTCATTGACTACGACTTAGAGACCCGCTATTCGATAGAAAGGGATCTTGTAGAACGCATCACCCCGGGTCTTGAAGAAATGATGAACATTCGGCATCCGGTGACGATAAATGGTATGCCCGACGAAATTGTTACCGAGGTTACGAATGTCGAAGTTCACGGTCTAGGGGGGCCTGATCCCAAAATACTAATCGCAGG